TTACGATATTAGCGCGGGGGATATTCGCGAGCGCCTACGCATTCAGCGGTTAGACCGTGGCGATGGGCGGGCGATTCTCTACACCGGCAGGCGGTTACCGCTGGCGCAGTTCAAGCCCCGTGAGCGCTGGGTGACGGTGAGTTCCAAGCGGCGGGTACAAAGCGGCCCCCGTAAGGGCAGCATGGCGCGCCGTAGAGGCGTGACGGTGCGAGTGCGCAAGGATCGCGGGCGGCAGCTGGTGCAGGGCGGCTGGTTGGCCAAAAACCATATCTACCGCCGCAGCGACAAGGACGACAACAAAAGCACCCCGGAAATGCGCTTTGGCCCATCAGTCCCTGAAATGGTCGGTAATCAGCAGGTCATGGAAGCCGCGCAGGAGCTGGTGCGCGACGACCTACCCCAGCAGTTTAACGACCGGCTGAATTACATCCTCAACCGCAAAGCAGGCCTAACATGACCGACCCGGACATTATCGACGACCTGCTGGCGCGTTTGCGCGACAAATGCCCAGGCATGGCCACCGTACAAGAAGCGTGGTTTGCCGACCCCATCGACAACTTCGAAGCCCAAACCCCCGCCGCGCTGGCCTATTTTGCGGAGGATTCCGCCAAAGGCGATGCCCAGACCACGCGCCCAGTGCAGGAAGTACGGCTGACCTACGGCATTTGGCTGGTGTGCAAGCGTGACCAGTTCAAAGCCCAGCGGCAAGCATTGCGCGAGGCGCTGATGGGGCACGGCTTTAGCCCCCAGCACAACCCGATGCAGTACCGGGGAGGGCAAACGACCGACATTCGCGGCGAGCTGATCTGGTGGCGAGAGTTCTGGACCACCGACACCTGGCTGCGCAATTAGCCATCACCACCACCCAACACCCCGCCGCGTGCGGGTTTTTTATGCCTGGAGGAAACCCCATGCCCAATGCAGGAGGCCGCTACGAGATCCGTGGCGGCAAGCGTGTGCTCGTGCACAACACGCAGCCCACGCCCGCGAAGCCCGTCACGGCGGCAACGAAGCAACCCGCCGCCCCGGTGAAAACCGATGCAGCACCCAAGCCCGCTAAGGCAGCGGCCAAGCAAGAGGTAGATACCGATGAGTAAGCAATGGCGACGCCGCCTAGCCGTAGTGGCCGTAGAAACCCAGTACGGCGTAGCGCCTGACCCCGCAACCGCCACCATTCTAGAAGTGGTCATGCTGGATGCGGGCAACCCCTACGCAGGTAACACCGTCGAACGCGAGCGCATGCGCTACGGCTTCGGCAACTTTGAGCAGATCAACACCGGCCCCAGCGTTGAGCGCCAAATTCGCGTGCCGTTCGCCGGTTCCGGTACCGCTGGCGAGCCGCCTGCGTATTCCCCACTGCTGCGTGCCTGTGCGCTGTCGGAAACCATCGACAACACCGTCGATAGCGAAAGCGTCACCTACCAGCCCGTTTCTCAGGGCATGGATAGCGTCACGATCTGGTGGTATGAAGACGGCCAAGTGCAGGAAATTCGCGGCGCACGCGGTACCTACGAAATCGGCGCGGATGCCCAAAGCCTACCGTACTGGCAGTTCAACCTCACCGGCCTTTACAGCCGCCCCGAAAACGCCCCCACTGTGCAGGGCGCAGAAAGCACGATTGCCGGAGAAGTGCCGATCAACAAACAGAACAGCACGTTCTCCATGTTCGGCTACCCAGCCCGCCTGCAAGCGTTTAGCCAAAACGCAGGCAATCAAGTGGAATACCGCAACCTCGTCGGCTACGAAGGCGTTCACATTACTGACCGCCGCGTAACGGGCAACATCACCATCGAAGCCCCCGCGCTGGCCGACTTCAACGCCTTCGAGAAAGTTGAAAGTCACCAGCTGGTAACCCTGGGTGAAGTCACACTGACCCACGGCACAGCTCCCGGCAACATCATCAAAGCCGAAGGGCTGCAGGCGCAGGCGGCCAACATCACGCCCAGCGACAACCAAGGCATCATGCACTACGGCATGGAAATCCGTTACCTGCCCACCGGCAGCAACGACGACGACGTGAAATACGTTTTCACCTAACCCAACAAACCAGCCACACCACGCCGTCCACTGGGCGGCGTGTTTGTTGTACCCCTACCCATTTCAAGGAAAACACCATGTCATTAGTGCTGAAAAAGATCCCCACCACCACCGTTGATGTGCCTGTTCAAGTGCCGGGCGAAGAGAAGCCTGCCACTATTCAAGCGACGTGGAAGCTACACGATTGGGATACCTACCGCGCCACGGTCGAAGCGCAGCAGAAGGGCGAGAAACACGACGAAGAGCTGCTAGATGATTTGGAAAACGTGAGCGGCATCAAGGACGAAAACGGCAACGACATGCCGTTCAACAAAGAGCTGGTCGAACAGCTGATGCAGGCCACCTACATTCGCCGCCCGCTGATTCTCAGCTGGTTCGCTGCCCAAGAAGGCCGCAGCCAGGCCGCCGCAAAAAACTAACCGGCGCTGGCCGGTGGTGGGCGGGTGCCCGGTCGATCAAAGACCACACCGAGGAAGACGCCAAGGCGTGGGGCATCACGCGTAGTAAGCCCCGCGCTCCCGCGCCGGAAACCTATGGCGTGTGGGAAGAACACTGGCCAGCGCTGGAACTGTTTCTCGCCATGCGCACCCAGTGGCGCGTGGTGGCAGGCATGGGCGGCGCACATCACCAGGGCATCGACTACACCGCCCTGTACGGCCACCCCAAATTTGCACGGCTCGGGTTTGACGAGCAAGACGCGCTGCTGGCGCAGATCCAGCATATCGAAGCGGGTGCGCTCGACGCCCTGAACGACAACCCGATAGACGAAAGTGAAGACCAGCGCCGCATAAGCGACGCTATCGCAGCACAGCACGAGCTGCAGGTAGCCACGCTGCTGGCACATCACGAAGCAAGTACCACGCCCTAGCACCCGCTGGGGCTTTTTGTGCGCCATGCCCGGCGCAATCAATCCACAGAGCCTTATCAGAAAGAGCCCCGGAGAGCGCTAGTTGTTCTCTGTGGGACTGGTGTTTCTGGGCAACGGGGCTCTTTACTAATGAGGCGACACAATGGATCGCACTATCAGCGAAGCTCAATACCAGCACATGGTCTCAGCAAATAATGGCGAGGCTGTAACCACATCGATGCGGGTGGCCGAGTATTTTGGAAAGCGCCATAAAGATGTGCTTCGAAAGATAAAAACCATGCAATGCTCTCAAGAATTCAACGAGCGCAATTTTGCGCCCGTTGAATATATCGATTCAAAAGGGCAGCGGCGGCCTATGTATCAGATGACAAAGGATGGCTTCATTTTTCTAGCCTTCAGCTTTACGGGTGCAAAAGCTGACGCCATTAAAGAAGCCTACATCAACGCGTTCAACTGGATGGCCGAGCGCTTGCGCACTTACGACCACCTTCGCAACGAACTGATGGCCATGTACAAGGCAGGGCAGCAGTCAGCCAGCTTTTACGGCCGCGGGCTTTGCGGTTGGAAATATGAAAAACGGGTTTTAGAAGGGCGGCTTGATTACTTGGCAGTAGAGGGGCAGCGAACGCTACCCCTGTAAACCCAAACAGGCCCACCGCACCCCCCTTGGGAAGGGCCCTTAACACCACAACCCTCAAGGGGACTGCATTGGGAGTATTTCAAGACATAACGCACACCTGATCGCAGGCGAGCCTAGTCGGTCTGAGCGCCATAGGTTGTGGTGATTAGGGCAAACTGAGTTTCTTGCTGGATCACTATATCTCACGTATTCTTTGCGAATGACACTGTATATAACCTTTTTTCTTGGTGCCTCGCGATGAACACACAGCCAGCAGAAGCGCTTGATTGCCTTAATAATAAGGTCGTTGGCTGTGCGCTTGCGGGTGAGAAAGGCGATGACATGCAGTATTATCGTTTCATCCGCGAGGCTCAAAGTATTGCGCCGGGCACCATCCTGAACGACACAGCACTCATATTAGTCAGCGGCGCTTTCAACCGCTTCGATGACGCGGACAAGTTCATATCTCGTGCGCAACAGTGGTCCTCTGTTTCTGCAAAAAATGCATACGAACTATCCCTAGCATGCGTATTTGCTTGGCGACCAGAAGTAGCGCTCGATTATATGAGGCATGCCGCAGATAAAGAGGCAGGCAACCTAAGGTATTTGAAGGGTTACTACAAGTTCGCGATGCAAGTGTGTGCAACTGAGTCAATGCAAGATGCATTGGTTAGGGCTGATCGTGTTGGTGTGCAATTGGAGTCCCCTGCTAGCCAGGGTATGCAGAGCGTTGCCCAAAAATTGCAATCGTTATCAATCTGCGAAAAGAGTGTGATTCGGTATATTCAAGAAGCGGCTAATGTTGTTAAGAGTCACTTTGAAAAGCAGCCTTTTAGTCTTCTTGTAACGCATCCTCGATTGGTCATGGATCATGACTCTGGTGAGAGCGAGATACTATTCGATTTCGTATTACACGCCTCGCCAGAGAAAGGCGCCCAAATCGAATGGGACTTAGCTTTTGCAGAGATGCCACATGTTAGTGATCATGTTCGTGACAATATACAACTGGGAGTGCATCTCGTTGATGAATTTGAAGATATGGAAATCAAGCCGGAGGTAATCTCTTGATTCCAGATCAATTTAACGATGTTGCAATTGAGCTAATCAAGAACGAGGGATGTGAAGCTTCTATCCGTTCTTCTGCAAGCAGGTGCTACTACTCAGCGTTCTTGCAAGCAAGATCACTTACAGATGATGTAGTTCTCCCAGATGATTTTGAGGGTGGATCTCATCAAGTAGTTAGCGAAAAAGTGAAGAGGAAGTTTGGCCCTCCTTACGCTCGACTTTTAAAGTCGATGAAAAAAGTTAGAAATGTAGCTGACTATGACATTGATGACCCCTTCTCTAAAGCCGAGGCTCAAAAGGTCATGCAAATGAGGCGGCAGCTTCTAAACGCCATTGATAAGTAACCCCGCCCCGGCGGGGTTTTTTGTGGGCGTCCGCCGCACCACTGATGATGCAAACAGGTCAATCGGTAGGCTTGGGAACCACCCGCAACGCCACCATAATGAACAGGCAGCTTGACGCCTGCGCCGAGTTGGGCCAACATTCCCTTGCCGCTGCAAAATCAGTGGCAGAGGGCTTGGCCGCCCGATAAGTGTACAAGGCGCAGCAAAGGCGCTTATAACAGCGCTTTTTTATGCCTGTTATGGCGGGCTGCGTGGGGATACCTTCGGGTATGCCGGTTTCCTTGTACACCGGTCGGCCAACCCCGCGCAGTTCGCCTCCATCTTAGTGGCCGAAGTGGTGGCGAACTCCTAAACCAAAGTACAAGGAGTTATCACCATGACAGCTTTCAACGCTTCACCAGTATCCATTAACTTTCATGGCACCACGATCCCTACCTTCAGCGTCGAGGGTGTCGTTCGCGTAGCCATGAAGACTATCTGTCAAAGCATCGGTCTGGATTGGCGCTCCCAGCGTCAACGCATCCTTCGCCATCCTGTGCTTTCCAAAGGAGTGGTTATGATAACCACTCCTTCAAAAGGCGGGCTTCAGAAGTCACTGACACTACCGCTCACCAAACTGAACGGTTGGCTATTCGGTGTAGATGCTTCACGCGTAAAGCCAGAAGTGCGAGACAAGCTGGTGGAGTACCAAGAAGAGTGTTTTGAAGTTCTAAGCAACTACTGGCAAAAAGGCCAAGCCGTAAAGCCGCGCACCGTCACCCCCGACGAGCGCGCAGGCCTTCGCGCCGCAGTCACCATGTTGACCACCAAGCGCGGCTTAATGCACAGCGCCGCCTACTCCCTGGTGCACCACCGCTTCAACGTCGAACACATTGACGAGCTAACCCCCGAGCAACTGCCCGAGGCCGTCGAGTACATTCATCGCATGACGCTGGAAGGCGAGTACCTGGGCAAGCAAGCGCTGCCTGCACCTACGGTAGAAAGCATCGACTACCCGATCACGCGCCCCTGGAACGAATGGCAAGAGCACCACTTGGTAGGCATGGATGCGATGTACTACTCCGATATTCGCCGCCTGATTAAGCAACTGCTGGAAGCCGCCCGCACCGGGGCCACCCTTCAAGTAGGCAGCGTGGCCGGGATTCAAGAAGAACTAAAAGCGCTCACACACCTCTGCCAAACACGCGGCATTCAGAAGCGGAAGGCAGAGGAAAAGCTGGCGCATATTCAGAACTTCGTCGGCTCGCTCGCCAAAACCACTGGCTGCTTGCAAAGCACGCTGGCGCAGTAACGCCTAGCCAAACTTAACTA